TTTTGTAAAGAAAATGAACGACCTTAAAGTTGAGTGGAAAGACTGGTCTCGAATTGATTGTAAGCACGTAGGAACTATTCTTCTGGAATTATACTCCAGGACAACGGGGCACATCTTTTTTCCTCAAGTGAAACACAAGGGGATAGGCAAGATCCGATATGTAGAGGCAACACCAAAACAAATGAGATGGATTACAGACAAGAATAATAAATGTGCAATCTTATCTCCAATGCTTTTGCCTATGATAGTAGAGCCAAAACCTTGGGTGTCACCTTTCAATGGCGGTTTTCTTTCTGAGCATATTCCACCTTTACGATTTGTCATAGCCAGGACTCAAGCCTACTTGTCAGAGCTGAGGGATAACTGGAGAGACATTGAAGATGTGACCAGGTGCGTCAACACACTTCAAAAAGTTCCTTGGAGAATAAATAAGAGAGTTTTAAAAATTGAAAATTATCTCTGGCAGAATGACATACACATTGCAGACCTTCCAAGAAAAGTGGAACAAGAATTACCACCATATCCATTTGTTGTCGTCTGGAAAGAAGAGGGCAAGATGGATAGGGAAAGCAGAAAAAGATATTTGGAATGGAAGAAGTTAAATCCTAAAGACGCAAAAATATTAAATCGTAGAAGAGCTAAAGTTCACAAGGCTAATGCGAAGATGCGTTCTAAAATTCATCAAATGAAACAGATATTATTTGTCGCTGACAAGTTGGAGCATCAACCGGAATTGTATTTTGTTTATCAATGTGATTTCCGTTCAAGAATATATGCAGTTCAACCGTTCTTAAATCCTCAATCAGCAGATTACTCCAGGGGTTTAATTGAGTTTGCCAATGCCAAACCAATTGAAGACGAGGAGAGCGCTTGTTGGTTTATGATTAATGGAGCTGGTCTGTTCGGATATGATAAAGTCAGTCTGCAAGACCGTGTGAAATGGTCCGAAGACAATGCTGAACAAATCATTGCGTGTGCTAAAGATCCTATAGGTAATACTTGGTGGGCTGAGGCTGACAAACCTTTTCAATTTCTGGCCTGGTGCTTTGAATACGAGGAATTTCAGAAAGAAGGGTTTGGATTTGTAAGCCATTTACCAGTTCATTTAGACGGAAGTTGCAATGCTTATCAGCATATGTGCGCTTTATTGAGAGACGAAGTAGGGGGAAAATTAGTTAATTTAACTCCGTCAGAAGTTCCTCAAGACATCTATCAAAACATAGCAGATATTCTTATCAGAAGACTTGATAAGGATACCGGGAATGCAAAGCTCGTAAAAGAATGGAAAGATTTTGGTGTAGATAGAAAAACCACAAAGACTGTTACGATGTGCTTTAATTATGGTCTGACACCTTTCAAGGCTCGTGAATATGTTGAAGAGTACATTGAAGAGCAGATTGAAAAAGGAATTAAATCACCCTGGGGAGTCATAGAAGATGAAGACACGGACTTCTGGGTGCCGTCTAAATTCTTATGCAACCATCTATGGGCGAGTATCTGTGAATCAATTGATAAAGCAACTGTTTTAATGAGGACCATACAGCAATGGGCCAGGACTATTGCAACTCCTTATAAAGATAAAGCTGACAATACAATTTACAGACGCATTCAGTGGACAACACCAACTGGATTTCTAGTAGATCAATCTTATCCTTCAATGGAAGGTTATCGAGTGAAAACAAAAGTTGGAGACTCTGTAATAAAACTGCAATTGACCAGGGATAAGGAAACAAGAAATAAAAATGGGATTGTAGAAAGACCACTTAATAGACGTAAGCAAGTAAATTCTATTTGTGCGAATTTCGTTCACAGCATTGATGCATCAGCTTTAATCATAAGCACTACTAATGCATTGAGGCACGGCATCAGAGATTTTGCGATGATACACGACAGCTATGGAGTTTTACCAAGTGACGTTTCTTTAATGAATAAAATCATCAGACAAGTGTTTGTTGATATTTATAAAAATGAAGATTTACTTTTAAAATTCAAAAATGAAATATCATCTCCTTTACCAGAGGAGTCCGATGATAGTGAAAATCTCTGCAAGAAAGATTTAAATCCGATGCCGGATAAAGGTGAACTGGATATTGAGGAAGTCTTAGAGTCAGATTTCTTCTTCGCCTAAGTCTAACCCCATTGCGCTATATGGGGAACACTTATGACCTATAATTAATTTTTAACAAAAGGAGTATACAATGGTCAATAAACTGAAGAGCCACGTTACAAGCTCTGGAATATTTAAATATCCTCATCTGCAAGGACAAGGTGATACCAAGTTCAATCCAGAAGGACAATTTAAAGTAACACTTGTTTGGGAAAATGGAGATGCAACAGATTTCTGTTCATTAATAGACGAAAGTCATAAGAAATCCATTGAACAAGCGAAACTTCAAAATAAGGGCAAGTCTATTAAGACTGCAAACGTACCTTATAAACTTAATGAAGATAAAAAAGTCGAGGCAACTTTTAAGTTAAATGCCGTGGGTAAATCCAGCAAGACTGGAAATACCTGGACTCAAAAACCAGCTATCTTTGATGCCAAGGGTAATCCAATGGAATTGAAAGAAACCATCTGGGGTGGAACAAAAGGAAAAATAAGTTTTCAGATTGTTCCTTACTACACAGCAATGATAGGAGCTGGGGTAAGTCTACGTTTAAAAGCGTGTCAAGTTCTTGATCTTGTGACCGGCCAAGTCGGTGGAGACTCGTTCGGGTTTTCAGAAGAAGACGGTTACGAATATAAAAAACAGAGCAAGATAGATGCTGAGTGGCAAGAAAAAGAAACGAACTCGGAAGACTTCTAATAAGTATAGGTCTGGTCTTGAGGAAAGGGTTGCGAAACAATTAGAAGATTTAGGTGTTCCGTTTCAATACGAAACACTAAAGATTAAATTCACTCGCCCCTCTCAAGACTCAACCTATACACCGGACTTCATTTTAAAAAATGGAGTGATAGTTGAGAGCAAAGGACAGTTCGTAACTTCAGACCGAAAAAAACACAGAATTATCAGAGAACAGTTTGGAAAACGATACGATATTAGATTTGTTTTCTCAAACCCAAATCAAACAATCGGAAAGAAAAGCACCACTCGTTATCGGGACTGGTGCGACAGATACGGCTTTAAGTGGGCCAAAAGTGAAATACCAAAAGAATGGATTAAAGAAAAAAATGTTAAGAAGAGAAACAAAATACATAGTCATACATTGCAGTGCAACTAGGCCCTCACAAGACATAGATGCGACAACAATAGATAATTGGCATCGTGCCAGGGGCTTTTTTAAAATCGGATATGCGTTTGTTATAAAACGAGACGGGACCAGGGAGACTGGCCGTGGCATTGATGAAGTGATGGCCAGTAATAAAGGCTTTAATAATGTTTCAGTTTCAATCTGCTTAATTGGTGGAGTTACTGAAAACGATATTAAAATAGCTGAAAATAATTTCACTGAAGAACAATTAAAATCTCTCGATGAGCTCTTAGAAGAGTTAGTTGAGAAATACACATCTGCTCACATCATAGGTCACAATCAAATTTCAATAAAAGATTGTCCTAGTTTCGATGTGCAATCTTACCTTAAAGGTAAGTCTTTCTCCGAAAAGGGTGATGACATAAGCAGAGATGCATCACCCACTAAATCAATCACATCTGAAGACGAAAAAAAATTTTAATGAAATTTAGAAAGAAAACAATTTTTGAACACTATGCACCAATTTATGGAAAAAAAAGACAATGAAGGAAATACTTTCATACGCCACGAGCCTTGTGAGGATTGTGGGTCATCTGATAATGTTGGTCGCTATCTTAATGATGATGGGACTTCTCACACTTATTGTTTTGGTTGTGGAGCTTATCATAACACCACTGATAATATTAAAAGACACTTTAACCCGAATAAGGGACAAGTGCCTGACTTAATCAGTGGGGACATTAAACCATTATTAAAAAGAAAAATTCCAGAAAAAACTTGTAAGTTATTTAATTATCAAATTGGAAGATATAAAAATAGTGTAGTTCAAATTTCTAACTACCATAATAAAGATGGTATCAGCGCACAACATATAAGATTTCCTAACAAAGATTTTAAATGGATAGGTGATACAAAAGACTTACAATTGTTTGGTCAGAACTTATGGCGAAACAAAGGTAAGATGGTTGTTGTCACTGAAGGCGAAGTGGACTGCTTATCAGTCAGCACAGTTCAAAACAATAAGTATCCAGTTGTAAGCGTACCAAACGGAAGTCAATCTGCATCTAAAGCCATTGCAACTAACATTGAATTTTTAGAAGGATTTAATGAAGTTATATTTTTAATGGACAA